ATACCCTCCCCCTTCTTAGGTTAATGAAAGCTAATTACTAGTTATTAGCAGGCTTCGGACAATCTACAGACCCTCCGAGGGCTTCTACAAATGACTCGTAACTACATCCTGTGTTGCTTGGGATTAAGAAGACATATCTTATCTCTTCTCCCATTCTGCGACTTGCAGTACCAGCGTAGTTGTTTCTTCTCAACTTAACTGTGAACTTGTCATACTGTGCACAAGGCTCAAGCTTAGTTTCGAATCCACTCAAGTAACCTTCAGCGTAGCTCATTCGTGGAGAAATTCCAGCGAAGTACTCAGCAGAAGCTCTCTCCTGGTTCTTGTAGTTGATACCCCAACCAGTTCCGTCAAAGTCTCTTTCGTGACGAGTTACACGGAATGGAGTAGTTACATATTGGTAACCCTCTTGGAGTACTGAAGGAGCTTCACCACCAGAAACTTGGATTTTAACTCCTTTAGGAGTGAATGTTCCAATCTGCTCTGCAAGCATTGCTGGAGGACACAAGAATGCGTTCTTAGCAACGAATTTGATACCACATTCGCAATCATCTGGGAACGCTCCACCGATACCTGTTACAGTAAGAGTGATTGTACCTGTTGAAGATGTAGAGAATGGTGCTAAAGCAATGTTAAGAGTAATAGTGTCTCCTACTGCATAACCTGTTCCTCCGTCTGATAGAGCTACAGATGTTACAGTGTTACTAGCAGCATCAAGCTCCACTTTTACAACTGCTCCTGTTCCGCTACCACTTGTAGAAACAAATGCTGCAGAAGAACCTTGAGTTAAAGTTTCAGCTCCTGCTGCACCTCCATCAGCGGCATTTACAGAAAGAGTGCCGTTTGCAATAGAGAACGAAGTGATTTCAGATGCACCTACAGTTCTTTCAGACCAAGCAGAGAACTCATAGTCATCTGGCATAGCTGGGAAAATTGGCTCTGGAGTTTCGCAATCTTCGCACACAGGTTCAGAAGTCAATACTCCGTCAAAACGTGCTCTACAATCTCCGATATTAGCAGCGTTAAGAGTTACACTTAAATCAGGATAGATAGCTTGTAACTCAGCTAATTTAGCATTAGAAGCTGTAGTCTTAGCCGCTGGTGTAGCGAAAGGACCACAATCTAAGTCTACATCAAGCTCAATTGTTTTAGAGAAAATATCACAACTTTTACCTGTAGTCCAAGCGATTGCTGCACCAGCTTGGTTGTAATCAGTATCAGCTACACAAACGTCAGAAGACTCTCCTAATGAAAGGACTTCAAATTGAGATTTTGTATCAATTTGTGCTGCAGCAAGAATACCTGTAATCATTGTTTCAGTGCTTACAGAAGCATCTGTAACAGCGATAAAAGTTTCAGTATCGATAGGTCCATCGCCTCTACCAACTTCTGTTACATTAGCTGTAGTAATACCAGCGATAGCTTCGATAGCTGTATCTAATTGAGCTCCAGTGATAACATTGTCATCAACTACGATTTTCCAAACATAACCACCTACTTCTTTAGTGTAACCTGTTGGGCAAGTTTCACATTCTAGAAGAACTGGGTTGTAAACAAGTCTCTTGTCACCATTTGGTGAAGTAGTGTAAGTAACAACTGGATTGAAGTTAGCTGGTGCACCACCTCCCTTGATGATTTGATAAGTAGATTGAGTTCCTGCTCTTTCGATTCTACTTACTACAGTTCCATCATCATACTGAGCTTGAACTTTAGCAAGAGCTTGAGCTGTTCCATCATCACACAACTCTAATGTGTAATATACTGTAGTGCTTGAAGGAACTAAATCAGGAGTACAAGAATATGTACCGATAACTTCTACTAAGTCACCTACTTTGATAGATGCACCTGTACCCAAATCAGAACCTGCACGAAGTTCGTAAGTTCTAATATCTTCTACCAAGTCTCTTACGATAGAAGTACAAGAAGTGTTAGCACATGGATTCAAGCAATTATCGCAAGCTTCAGGAGAACCTGAGAATACGCTAAATTGCATATTTGCGATTCCATCTCGGAAACCGAGGTAAGAAAGTTGCTCACCGAATAATTGTAATGAAACTGTAGTAGCCTCATTTTCTTTTAGTTTGATTCCACTACCAGCTGTACCATTGTAACCTAAAGTTACTTCAGAATACACAGGAGCTTTTGCTGTATCAAAGCTAACATCGAGAACGTCATCTCTAGTGAAGGAGATAGTTGAAAAGTTCTTGTTAGTCATATTACCAGCATCCTGTGTACGACCTGTACCTACTTGGATTTGGAATAACTCTTTTCCGCTGTAACCGTCCATATCAGCTACTGCTTGCACACCTCGTGCAGTTGCCCCTGCCATTCGGAAGAGACCAATTTGACCATTTGCTAAGTCTCGAGAACCTCCCGAGGCTTTTACTACATTTTCGGTACCCAGGTCAGAAAGTACCATCAGCCTTGAATATGCTGAATTGTGTGAACGTGAATTCATGATAAAAAAATTTAATTGTTGTTAATAATCCTGTCCTTGTTAATTGTTACTAAATTGGCATCGCCATAGTTCCTAAAAAATGATTCGGCACACATTGAAATAATTTTGTTGACCCACCAATCTGTGCCCTCTGGGTCTATATCTGTAGATGCTGTTCCATCTATGTCTATGTATCCTGAAATGTCTACTGGTTTTGGAAACCTGTAGTAAGTGACTACCCCTCTTTCAATATCGAAGTCTTTGGTGTAGACATTTAGGTTATTATTACCTATATAAAATGGTGCCTGTCTGTACCTTAAAGAAGGAGCGTTGTTTTCATCTATCGCTAGCTGCTCTTGGTCAAAGTTTTTTATCTCAAAAAGACTCATTCTTATACCTTTGCATTCATCTGTTTTCACATAAGCAAAAGCACTTGATACTTCGAACCAATCGTCATCTAGGTCCAACGGCACTATATTATCTACAGCGGGAAGAGGTTGTACGTTGTTGTCTATTACAAGAAACTCTTCAACATCGCTAATGGCTTCATCATTTCTAAAATCTAAACAATAATCAAGAAACCTGATTTGTTCTTCATTGTACAAGAAGATGAATCTATCCTTTGAGGCAGCTATATTGTTCGACTTTAAGTTTTGGTTAACTTTAGTTAAAAACCGTAAATATGCCTCTCTTATAGTCATTATTCATGTAGTTTCTCAAGAAGCTCTTCATTTCCAACTTTTGTAAGTGTGTTGAAAGCTTGTTGAGTAGTTCTTCCAAGTTTTTCTCCTTCAAAGTAGAAGGTTCCATCCTCTTTAACAATTCTTCTTCTTTTGATGAAGTCGCTAATTCTATTTTTAATTAGAACTTCTTCGTAGTCTGTATTCTTAATTGTTTGAAGAATATAGTCTAAGTTTCTAACGTCTGCAATCCATCTTTCAAGTAATGAAAGCATAACGCCTTTTGTTGCACTTTGCCCTCTTCGCAACGCTCCTACATACTGTAGGTATTGCTTCAACCTGTCGGAATCCTTTTTGTGCATATTTCCGAACCAAGTCATAACTTCTAGTTTCTTTTCAGAAGTTGAAGTTTGTTCTGTTTCGGTTTTAGTTGTATCTACAATTTGATACAATGAACCGTTATATCTTGGGTTACTAGCATCACACTGAGGGGTTATTTGGCCACCTCTGTAGGCTAAGTAAAGTTTAAAGTAATTATTCATATCACTGGTGTCAACCATAGTGTTATGAGATAAGTCTAGTCCACAATGCTCTGAGGCTACAAAATCCTTTTCTGTATAGTTAGGATTTGTTTTGAGAAAATTAGCAAGCTTGGAATTGTACCAATTAATTAGATTTTCTCTTTCCTTTAAAATTTTAGTAGTTTCTGATTTTGACTTTCCTGCGAACTCTACTGAGTTTTCGTCAAAACCAGTGTCATAGCGACCTGTTTCAGGGTCTCCTACGAATAAACATCTTGCAGGCTCCGCTGTGTAGGAAACCATTTTATATCTGTTTATCTCTCTTAGACCTCCTGGAGTGGAGTCGTCTACTTTTTCTACAATGCGATATATCCTGTCTTTAGCGACTTCAAAACATTCTGAATACATAATTGGTTATTTTTTACTGGTTAATTTTAAACTAAGTAAGGGCTACTTACTTCTGGAAAATATTGGGGCTGGTTAGGCCCCATATTTTTAATTACTTGGTCTCTTTCGAGTTACCTTTTGGAGGATTGACGAAATTTGATTTACTTCCGTTTTCTACACCAAATCCGTGTGGGTTGTGATGCATACCACCGTCTCCGTAGCTCATTTTCATCTTATCCCCGCCTGGCATCTTCGTGTACCCTTTGTCTTTTTTCATTTTATGTCCTGGCATAATTTCTAAATTTAAAAGTCTTTTAAATTGGGGGAGTATGACCTCCCCCACTAATTAAATTATAAGGCTTGATTAGAAGTCGTTAGTTTCGAGCTTCTCAATCATTACAACTCGAGACTTGTCTGGAATCCATGCTGACATGGAAGACATACAAGTGAACTCTCTACCAGGTTGTGGCCTTGAGTATGTGAATCCTGATTCGAATACAGGTCCGTTAGTAGAACCGTAAGCAAAGTCTGGAACATTCTTAGGCTTAACAATGTAAAGGTTGCTAGTACCTTGTGAAGCGTTATCAATTTCAACTCCTTTTGGAAGTACGCTTCTGTCGAATACGTTACTGTAAATTGGGTCACTGATATCATACATTACTAATGTATATGAACGCTTAGATAGACCTGCAGAGTATCCTCGGCTAATGTAGTCTCCGAAGCTATCGTAGTCAAGAGATGGGTCGTGCTCAACTCTTACTGTACCAATTCCGTTTAGGAATGCCTCACCGATAGCATAAGACTGATACTGTAAGTTGTATCTGTCATTACCAGAGAGAATTCTTACTGGAAGAGCCTCTTGGTCGATGTGTACTGGAGTAGTATTCTTGAATTCTTCTTTGAATAGCTCACGAACTAAGTTGTGTGCATTGAATCCAGCTTTGAATACCATTCGTCTGTCGTGAATCTGGATAGAAGTACCGTGATAGATAATCTCAGCAGCACGTTGAATCAACTGACGTAATTCATTTACGTTCTTGTAGATGAATCTGTGACCTCTACGTAACTGGTGATAGAGACCTTCGTTAACAATCTTAGAACCGTTGATTCCTGTAATTGTTGCTCCTCGGTCAAACATCATACCCATTGCAGTAAGCTTCATTAACTCAGCCATTGCAAGAGCTTCCATAATAGGTTGAACTCGAACTGTGTCACGGAGAAGTCTTCCGTTGTTAGGGTTAACTTGACCTACGAAGAAGTAATCACCTCCTAGACGGTCTTGCATTTTTTGAATTCTTTCAGTTAAGTGAGATGCTTCTTTACCGTTTACAGTAAGAACGTCTGCGTAAGCAGAGTATCCAACTTGTACCGCACGGTAGTCACCTAACGTATACTGAAGTTTTACAGAGTTTTGAGCTAATCCCATCATGTTAGGAGCAGAGTATTGAGAATCAAACTCACCAGCAATGTGGTCAATTTTTACGTACTCAGTACCTGGCTTCAATTTAGAAGAAGGGAAGTATTTGCTTCTGTCTCTTGTTACAAGCTGTACAGTGTGAACGTAACCGTCACCCTCGTCTACAACTTCTGAATCTTCGATAACAATTACTTGCTCTCCATCAACTGGGTCGTAAGTAAGAATGTCACCAGGAGAGAAAGGATGTGATAACTTGATATCGAAGAATGAACCATCAATACCTAAGTAGTTACCTTCTTCTACGTTTTGAACAACGCATGGCTTATCAATTTCCATTGCGATTTCGTAGTCGAAGCTTCCTCGGATTCCGTTAACATAAATTTTGTCTGAATTTTTCAGAGCATCTTTAATAAAAGGAACATTTACGATTCGAGCATTCTCGAATAGCTCAAGCATTCCTAGTGATGTTCTGTCATCGACATAATCAGATGCTTTCAAAGCAACTGAGTCGAGATAGCCGAATTGGGATTGGATGTCGCTCTTATTGGTAACACCAATCACCGTAGAGTCATTGAAGTTCGCTCCAATAAACTGCCCATTAAAATTTTCTTTTCCCATTGTACTCGGTGTTTAAAATTAAAATTATTTAAAAAAATATACTACTTAATAAAGGGATTTTTTGTTTTTCTGTCCCTTGTAGGTTTGAAAGAGAAATCACGTTTCTCATCTTCTGTCTTTTTAGCTTTCTTGATGTCCATAAAGACTCTTTTTTTGGTTTCGTTCTCTCTTGTACGAGTTACGTCCTCAATATAGCCTTGATAGTCAGTCAAGAATCTGTAAAGCTCGATGGCTCGTTCAGGATTATTCCTAAACTGTAAAAAAGCTTTATCTACTTCAGCAAAACCATTTTCATCTAGTTTGGTCAGACCACTAACCACTGATTTAATTTGATTTTGATTAAAGTTTTTAGTTTTAAGAGTTTCTCTAACAGTTTTCTTATAATCGTTAACTGCTTGCTGTCTCTGTTCGGCAACCTGTTGCTGTTGTTCTATCAACTGCTGGTGCTGCTGTTTTGTGTGTTGTTGAATCTTCTCGTAAGAAGACATAGCCTCTTCTTCAAGTTCTTCTGGGCTTTCAGAAATTCTAGCAAGGTGCTTTTGAATCTTAGCATCGCCCCATCCAACGAAATTCTTATAATAAGTATAAATAGAATTCAACTTACCTTGCTCTGAGTCAATATCTAAGTTATTAATTCTATCTACTTGTGTTCTGGACTGATAATAGGTGTGCAAATCACCACCTTGCTTTTTAAAAGCCAGAAATTCTTTTTCAGCAGGGTCCAAGCTAGAAAAGAGAGTCGTAGCTAGATTCTCTTTCTTCCACTTATCTTGTTGCTTCGATAGTTGTTCAAATACTTCTTTAGTTATTTCAGTATCTTCTCTTCCTTCAAAGTCCTCCCAAAACCCTGCTTCAATTAATTTTTTAGAAACATAATCGTAGTCAAAGTTTGCATCGTCAGAGCTTAAAGCCTCTTTGATTGCTTCCTTCGCCTCTGTAGTTTCAGCTTGAGTAGGTTCCTCATCATCGAAAGCCACGGGCTTATCTAAGATATCCTCTATCTCTACCTTACCACTTTTCTCCTCCACTTCCTTTTCAGGAGAAGCCTCTACTGGTGCGGCTTCTTGCTTTTCTTCTTTCGCAGGAGCTGTTTCTTCTGTCTTACTATCTTCAGTTTCAGTTTGGTTTTCATCAGTTTCTGAAGCTGCCGTATCATCAAATTGAATTGTGAACGGGGTCCCTATAGTAAAGGGATTTTTATTTTCTTCTGACATGTTGGTGATTTTATGGTGTAAAAGTATATATAATTTTTATGTTTTGCAACTTTGAAACAAATGTTACAAATACATTACAAAAAATGTTATGCTTTTGAATCGTAACGATTTTTGTTAGTTTCAGCGATTTGCAAGTCCTTATTTGCCACTTGCATTCTAGTTTGCATCTCTCGTTCCTTAAGATTTAATTCTTGTTGAGCTATTTGGTACCTCCTATCAGAATCGATTGCTTGTCTTCTGAGTTGTTCTTCTCCTATCCTTTGTTTGAACCTTTGCTCTAATGCATCAGTTGAAGCTTTCAATTGTTCTACAACAATTGGGGTATCATCCTTAGCCCCCTCATCTCCTGGCTTGACAAAGCCTAAAGATAATATAGCTTGCTTATTCAAGGCTATTTCTCCTTTCAACCTTTCAACTTCCATCTTGTGCTGATGCTTAAGTTGCTCTTTTTCCATATCAGCAGCTTTCTGCATCTCAATAGCCTGCATTTGCTGTTGCTGTTGTTGCTGTTGCATAAGGTCGGTTCTCTTTCTTGACAACCTCGCCAACTGGATAACTTTAGCAGTTGAGTCAGCAGATATGACTTCTGCCATATCCTCCAAGTTTTTCATAATTGTATTGTCTTGGAAGTATGTTTTCTTTAGTATCTCAAGCTCACTACGTCTTTTAGAATTATTTTGAGTGTACACTTTGAATCTTCTGATAGGAAGGTTAGTATCATTTAACATAATTAAATGTCTCATTCTGTCACTATCTGTAAAGTTAACAGTTACATCAATCCCTGTCTTCTGAACCCATTGTGCAACATTGATATGCATCTCTGAAGCTCTTTGTTGAAATTTAGCAAACTTGTCAAACCATACCTCTGTTTGAGCGTATGATGCATCCTGGGTTACCTTAATACCTGTAGCAGTCTGCTGCTCTACAGCCCCTGCCATTCTCTGCATACTTAAACCTAACTTCTCAAAAGCTCTTGATTTAATTGCTTGAGCAAACTGTAACTTACCCATCATAGCTGCAGTAAGGTCCATATTGACCATCTGGAAGTTATTGAACGCAGTACCTCTTGCTTGAGAAGAATCTACAGGAAGAAGACCAAGATTTCTTGTGACTTCCATTAGTTTGCCAATTGCCTCATCTCCTCCAAAGTCTTTTAAGAACTCAGGCATATACGCCAAGTCCATCAAGAAGAATATACCTAATTCTTTAGACATGTAATCTCTAGCCATGTTCATTGCAAGAGAGTATTCAATTTGGTCTATTTCTACTCTTGACACCAAAGATGTGTTTTCCATCATACCACACACAGGTAACAAAGTGTCAAACATAGAGCTTTCTCCTCTCAATTGATGTTCTACAGGTTCTCCAAATATGTATACGTCTTCGTAAAGGTCGGTATTGTCTTTTAATATTTTTACACCATACCAAACTTCAGGAACATAATCCCAAACAATAGTATTTTCAACTGGATTAGCAGAATGCTGGTCAAGCGTAACAGTCCGTAGTTGCTTGATACCATATTCGTTTATAAGCTCTCTTAATATTTCGTCAGTTACGATTTCATTAACAAGGTCATAACTTTCTGGTTTTCTGTATACCAAATATCCTATTCTCTTGTAAGACACCCAGTACGTTTCGACTACTCTTATTAAATCGTATCTGTTATCATAATTGTTAAAGAAATAGTTGAGACCCATATTCTGGTTAGGAAACTGGCCTCTATAACCTAAATCAACACCTGTTTGGTCTTGAATAAATCCAATATTCTCGTGAGCAATATAATCTGCGTAGGGAACTCTTTTAAGCGTGCCTCCAAAATTTTCAAGAAAAGACTGCGTGTCTTTTATACCTGATACTGCAACCTCATCTGATTTTTTGTAATGTCGGGACTTCAATACCTCCCTCTTTTCATTCTCAGTTAAACGATGGCCAAAGTTTGTTATAACTTGGTTTGGAGTAAGATATTGTATTCTACCAACATATTCACCCAATTCAGGGTATCTCTCCTCCTGTGTGATAGATGTGAAAGTATTTAGTGGGGACCATCTCTCTGGTCTATAGTAGTCTCTACCTATTCTCCAGTGCATAAAGCACCTGCCAGTGATGAGATAGTCTCTAAATAGGTCTCTGTACATTTCATCAAGGTGAAAACGAGTTTCTGACTCCTCAAGAGTTTTCTCAGCCCAGTCAATATAGTTAGGCTTCCACTCTGTATTCATGTACTGCTCTACTTCTTTTGGTATGTTTTGTTGTCTGTAGCTTCTAAGCTGCTGCATATAAGCCTGCTTCTCTTCTTCAGAATTAAATTGTTGTTGATTAGGGTTTATACCCCTAGCAATCATTTTTAATTCTATCTCTGAGTTTATAGCTTTGCTTACGCTCTCCCAAAGTCTTTGTTTTTTGAACCTCAAATACTCATTGGTAGAGTGTGCATCATCAGCGTGTATAATTGATGGATTAGGTTTTTTAATATACTCACCTATAAGTGTATTTACGATAGGCTCAATAAAACCATAGTGTTGTAAGTCTTCTGCAATATCAGACTGAGAGCGAAGCATATCAACCTCAGATAAGAAAGCAGATGTGTTTGTAACATCGCTGTATCTGAAACTGCCCTCAACTATTCTATATGCATCCTCGAATCTTTGCCTATTAACGTTAAGCTGTCTGATTCCAATAGTTTCAAGAGTGTCCATGCAGTCCTTAAACCAAGCTTTTGTTTTTTTCTTGTTAGGCAACGCCTGTGCAGGTAGCCGTAGGGTGCTACCCAAATAAGGAGCATCTCTTAAATCAATATCTAGAAACATACTTTGACTTTAAAGGGCAAACTTACTAATTTTATATTAAATGTCCAAATACCTTACAATTACCTAAACCTACTTCTACCAAATTTTTTATCGGTTAGTTTAGTGTATACATCTCTTTTTATTTCATATTTACTTTCAGAACCAGTAATATTATTGATTGATAATTCTTCGTCCCAAATCAATGCGTGTCCAAAAGACATAATGCGGTCATAGTTCTTGTAGTTACCAAACTTTATTATTTCTTCTAGTAGCATAGGGTCAGTAATACGCTCTACGCCTAAAACCGTTATCTCCTCTCCATCTGGTCCTATCTCGCCTGTTGGTATCTGTTCCCAACAATAGTTTTTTAGTAGTTTTAAAAGATGTTCTTTATTTCTTGCTGTAGCAGGTAATCCATAATCTACATTTGCTCTACTATTCTCATTAATTCTTAAGTTTGTGCCCTTTGCTTGTGCAAGAAGATAGTCTGCCTTCTGGCTACGTAGATACTTTACAAAAGGAACATCTGCCTCTGGTAGGCACTCAGCATTATATAGTTTCAACAACAACATAGCTTGTCGATAGTATATTGCATCCATATGTGGTCTACCTGTAAGCTGTGCTACTATTTGATTTTGAAATCCTGATACACCAGCCTGTCTTTTGAATATATACAAACAGTTGAGAGAATCAGATGTTGTAGATGTGGCAACTTTCGCTCCGTCAAATCCTGCAACATATGTTCCTCTTTTTATTTGTCTGGGATTATCAAAAATTGGTCTTTCATATATAACGCAAGGGGACTCATAGGCTCCCCCTTTAAATGGATATTCAGTAACAGGTTCTAGACTTGATTGTATAACAGATATAAGGCCATTAGGACCAACGTCTAGAGAAACATACTCACCTGTCTTACCATCAATATTTATAATATCTTGAGCTTTTTTAGCTTGTTCCACGGGGAACGGATTATTACCAGAAAACAAAAAACAATCTTCTGGCTGGAAAGGATAATACATCTGTGCCTTTTTACCCTTATCAGGTGATTTGGCGTGTTCAGAATTTATGAACTCACTGACCTTATCGTATGCAATCTCCCAGTCAGTTACAAAAATATTGAATCCATCCAACGCTTCAACTTGTTCAGCAGTGAAGTCTCTGTTGAGATATTGTACCAAAGGTATCTCTTTCTTCTGGCCTCCCTTGTTAGACATTTGGGAAGGAACAAAAAGACTAACTTTCTTATCAGTGTCTTGATGGTATTTAAAATGCTCATCTTTAATATCCTTTAAATACTCCTCTACATCAAAATGAAAGAAACTAGACTTTTCTGTATTTAAAAAATCCATTTCTGCATCTGCGGCAAAGTCGGTATTACCTCCAGTACCAATTAGAAGTTCAACAAACCTTCTTTCTCCAAGGTCGTTTTCAATAGCAGGAAGTAATGCTGAACGCTGTTTAGAATATAAATACTTTCCTACCTCATCCCATACAGCTTCTGTAGGGGTGATACCCGCCAATAGCTCTTCTTTTGATGTTACTTGACCTTGCTGAAGATTTCTAACTGACACCCTTGAAAAAGCAAAAGAATTATCATTTGGCTTTTCATTAATAGGAAAGAATTCATAACTGATAGGATTGATTGGATTTCGACCCTTTGTTACAATTCTTTTGTTAAACTCTATCTCAACATCAGATGAGGTCGCTTTGTTCCAGTCATTTATCTTTACAAAGTCAGAAAAACAGTCAGGTCTTCTCTCGTAAAATTCATCAAGGTACTTAGTAATATTGTTTAGGTCAGACTGAGACCCTCCAATAATTAATGGGTTACTATACTGAAATATAAAAGTATTATAAGCAACTCTTGATGAAATAAAAGATGTCTTAGCGAATCGTCTTGTACCAAAAGCAAGAATAGGTTCCTTACCTTTACTGTCAGCTTTCTCATAACACCAGTTTATTAACCACTCATTATCTCTAAGATTAGGGTGAGTAACTACCCTAACAGAGTTACCAAACTCATCTCTTTTATCAATAGATAGTTTGAAAAAATTTAAATGCCAATATAACCATCCAGAGATATATACCCCTCCAACATAAACTCCTGATTTACAATAGTTTATATGCTTCATCCAGAAAGAAACATAAGCAGTTTGCTCTCTTGCGGGCTCTGGTTGATTAATTAAAAAATCCTTAAACGATATGTTAGGAATTTGGCTTTTCTCCATCTTCTTTGTTTAACGATTCATTTATAAATTGTAATAAATCAGGCATCTTCATCCCTGACACATTTACTAACTCATCATTTTGAACGGAAAATGCACTCTTCATACCTGCAAACATGCTTTCAATTTTTGAAGGCAGTTCTATGGAATGGTTGAATAATTGTTTTGAATGGGTGTGCGCTTCTTTTATCTTGAAAACACACTCTTGTGCAGTTGACACCACTAAAAACTTTACGTACTTTTCTGACTCGCTTTCGTCATCTAAATCATTAGAAGCCTCTACTAATTTTTCATAAAGGTCTAAGTTGTAGCTTACAACATTTTCTAAATACTTTTTTTGTTGCTCAGTCATTATTTGTGATTTTTTAATTCTCTAACTGTGTTTTCTAGTGCGATAGAAAACTCTTCATCTGTAGCAGACATATTAAAGGATTTATATCCTTTTTTATTCTTAAAATTCTTTACCCTTAGAACTGACCTAACTAACTCTACAGCAGTAAAGTCTGGGTTTTCTAATATTAGCGTTGACAATAAATCCGCTATGTGTCTTTTTCTTATTGATTCCATTATTCTTCTATTACATCACCTTTTATTCTTATAACAAACACCCCCTGACTGGTGTGCACTTTTAACCTTTTATCTATTATTCCAGGTATCTTAGTATTATACTTGATAGTCATAGTCATGCTTTCTCCTTCTTCAAGTTTTTTCTTTAAATGTACAACTGAAAAACAAGAACAAACCTTTGTGAATATATTATCAAGAGTTATTTCTTCAGAACTAAATTTTTCATAATCTCCTCTGCAGTTTACTAAATCTATCTTAAACTGAGAAGAAGAAACAGGAGAGTTGAGGATGAGAGGCTCTCTGTATTCGATGACTATAATGTCATCCACAATATCGATGTCGGTTTTTTCAAAATCATGAACCCTAACAGCTAAACCTCTCCCCTCGAACTCCTTTATATCATGCCACTTATTTTCAGGACAAACTTCGTCAGCTACCTTACTCTTAGCTTTCAACACACAACCACATATATTACAAGTGTCAAGCATTTTATTCCTGTGCTCACATTTCAAACAAGTCTTGTAACGTGCTTCATCAAAAGGCATATTCTTACCTAGAATATGATTTTTCCACCCTTCAATAATTCTTTTTGGCCGTATTTTACCCATTTTTTATCTTTTGAGGATTAAACCTTTTTCTAAAGAACCATATGTTATTAACATTATTCTTCTTTGCCTTATCAATAAGGCTAGACATATTTTTTATCTTAGATTCTAATACTTGTTTTCGTTGAACCCAAGTATCTTGAAATTTACTTTTTTTACCAATGACCCTATTAACTTGCTTTAATAAATTATTCAAAGATGCTGCAGTATAATATAAAGTGCCAAAATGATTTATCTTGTACACAACTCCGTCATTGTTACTAATATGGTCTACGAGTTCATCCCTTGTCGTCCAATATAAGGCTTCTGCAGCTTCCCTATCCCCGCCTCTTTTTTCATACTCATCTAGTATGTCATCTATAAAATATATTTTATCCTCTAGAGTCATTTGAAGTGTACATCATTTGTATAGCGATGTTCGGATATTGTTCTATTGTTTCTTTTAACTTTTGAAGGTCACTATTAAGGTCCTTCCTGTTCTTTACAGGATGTTTTATAACTAATCCTTTTTTCTTAAGCCTAGAAAACATAGTTGTAACATTTTGATGTGTCTTAACTCCTAAATTTGCAGATATTACCTTATCTTTGAAACTTTTAGAATTTAAGTCATACATAAAGCATAATGTTAATAGGTCAATGTCTCTTTGCGTAAGATGGGTAGTTGTTGCACTGTATATTTCAAGAAGCTTTTGAATTAAATCGACCTTGTCTGTGTAGGTTAGGAAGAAAGGTAGTGTTCTATACTCAGCCATAATATTACTAATATACTAATATGTTTAATAATATACAAGGGAATTTACTAGTAATTATCCACAAAAACCACACCACCTTACAACCCCTCCTCAAAATCCCCCTATAGTCCCCCTTTTTCTCCTCCCCTTCATAGGACACCGTGAAGTTAAAAAAAGTTTCTGACATTTGCAAGTGTTTTTAAAAAAATATTTTACCTAAAAATTCTTTGTAAAATTTACTGTAATTTACTTGTGTAATTCAGATATGTTTTTTATATTGCAAGATAAATGACTTGCAGTTATGGATGATAATAACCAACTTCTTGACAGGGAGTACTTTCACAGTTATAGGGATTGTGTCCTAGACTACGTGGATGAAGACTTGTTAACTGATGATATGTTTGATGAATACCAAACAGAACTAGATGATTTGGTATTTGAAATGTTTCTTTTCAATATTCGTTGTGGTGTTGCAACTGTTTTAATAGAAACTTTTTTTAAACAATTTAAAAACCACCTTAATGATGAGTAGTAAACTCAACGATGCTTTGGCCAAGCTAAATAAAAATTTCGGCTCAGGTTCAGTTTTTCATTTGGGAGAAAATGAAGCTTTTGAAAAACTAGAAAGAATATCTACAGGTTCGCTAGGACTAGATGTTATTACAGGCGGGGGATATCCTCTAGGGAGAATTATTGAACTTTTTGGATGGGAGTCGTCTGGTAAAAGTACGTTGTGTATTCACGCTATAGCTGAAGCTCAAGCAATGGGAAAGAGATGTGCTTTTGTAGATATGGAGCATGCTTTTGATAAGAATTACGCAGAGGCCTTGGGTGTAAACACTGAAGAACTTATCTTTTGCCAACCAAGTAGTGGAGAAGAAGCCATAGAAATAACAAAAACACTTGCAGATACTGGAGAAGTAGGATTAGTTGTAGTAGACTCCGTAGCTACTATGGTTCCATCTGTGGAATCAGAAGGAGAGGCAGGTGAAAGTAAAATGGGTGTACACGCAAGATTAATGTCACAAGCTATGCGTGTTTTATCCCCTATTGCAAGTAGAAACAATTGTACACTAATTTTTGTAAATCAACTTAGACAAAAGATTGGTGTTATGTATGGCTCACCAGATGTTACAACTGGTGGTAATGCCCTTAAATTTTATTCCTCAATACGTATTAAACTTACATCTAGCAAGTCTGCTGGCAACAAAGAAAAGGTTGACGGTGTAGATAGACAGGTGTCTAATTTAGTTACTGCAACTACAGAGAAAAATAAAACATATCCTCCTTTGCAAAAGCACTCTTTCCAGTTACGCTTTGGTATTGGTATAGATGCAAAAGAGGAGATAGTGGACATGGCTATCGCTCTAGGATTAATAGATAAAAAAGGAGCTTGGTATAGCTATGATGGTACGCAACTTGGACAAGGCAAGAAAGCAGTGTTTGCTTTGCTTGATGAAAATCCTGATTTAGAGGAAACTTTGAGGGATGAAATTATTAAACATTACAACAGATGAGAGAAGACTTAAGTACTAGAAAGACAAAAACCAACCCGTCTTTTAAGTATGAATTAAGTGAAGAACAAAAACTTGCAAAAGAAAAAATACTAGATTCTAAGATTGCTATTATTACTGGTAAAGCAGGTACGTCTAAAACGTTTTTAGCATCACAAATTGCATTAGATTTGTTCTTAAAGGGTGGGGTGGAAAGAATGTATATTGCTCGTCCTCAAGTTTCTACAGAAGATATGGGATATCTACCAGGAAACAAAGATGAAAAGATGCGCCAGTGGTGTGCTCCTGTAATAGAAAACATGGAGGTTCTAAGAGAGAACGGTAAGAAAGAGGTAGAAAAGTGGTTAAAAGAGGGCCAATTAGAACTTCTGCCCTTACAATTCGCTAGAGGTAGAACAATCACTAATAGTGTCATGATTGTCGATGAGGCACAGAACCTGACTAAACTTCAAACATATTTATTCTGTACAAGACTTGGTAAAGGTTCTCTTATGATATTTACAGGCGACCTTAGACAAAATGATTTAAAACAACCTAGCCGCAGTGGGTTTCATCAGCTTATAGATACTGCCGATAAGTTAGATGAGATGGTCCACGTAGAACTTCAGCAAAACTACAGGGACCCTATGGTGGCTAAATTTATGGAGCAGTACGAAAAAATTTGTGGCTGGTAATGTGGATTTATGACGACAAGAAGATAAGTACTATCGACCAAGTACCTAAAGATGCTATAGGGTTTGTATATTGTATAACGAACCTTAGTAAAGGTAAAATGTATATTGGTAAAAAAAGTTTATACCACTGGAAGAAAGTAGGTATAAAAAGATTTCAGGAGTTAAAACTTGAGGGCGTAGAAATTAGGAGGCACAAAAATAAAAGAAAGTCTAAAAAAGGCTTGCCAGTATGGGTGCATAAGGCTAAATTAGAGTCTGATTGGCTACTGTATACAGGTTCTAATATAGAACTTAACAAACATATACAGGAGGGGGACCAATTTGAAAAACATATATGGGAGTTTTCTAACTGCGAAAAGAAACTTTCTTTTTTAGAAACAGAAGCCCAATTTAAGATGGACGTTATTAGGGACAACGGTAAATATTATAACGGTAACATCTTAGGGAAATATTTCCCAAATGACCTAAATTGTTAAGATGGTTATTAAAGATATCATACAAAAAAATATCGCTGAAATATTAGAGATATACTCTAAGCACCTTAATTTTACATACACAGCGGAAGAGTTTTGCACTAAGCACAAATACAAATATTCCGATTCTTGGAGAAGGGCTGTTAGTAGATACATAAATTCTCTAGGGGATATTGAGACAGAGATAGCAATTAATCAAGAAGCTGCTAAAGCCTCTCCTGCAAGAGTACTAATATTTGATATTGAGACTGCTCCTCTTATGGCTAATATATGGAGCCTGTGGAACCAAAATGTTGGGTACAACTTGTCTATGCTTGAATCAGACTGGTTTATTATCACATGGTCTGCTAAGTGGCTCTTTGAAGAAAAAATATACACAGGGAAGCTTACTCCGAAAGAGGCCAAGGCACAAGATGATTCTAGAATAGTAAGAAGCTTTTGGGAGCTACTAAACGAAGCAGATATAGTTATCGCACACAACGGAGATAAGTTTGATATAAAAAGAGTTAATACTAGATTCCTGAAACTTGGACTACATCCGCCAGCACCGTACCAGACTATTGACACCCTTAAACATGTCAGGAAGAAGTTTAATATATCTTCAAACAAACTAGATTATGTGGCACAATTCCTTGAATTAGGAGAAAAAATGAAAACTGGAGGCTTCGAGCTTTGGAAAGGTTGCATGGAAGGTGAGCAAGAGTCTTTAGACAAAATGGAAGAGTACAACATTAAAGACGTTACTTTACTTGAAGAAGTATATTTAAGAATACGTTCATGGATAACTCCTCACCCAAATATGGGATTGCATATTGGTGAAAACGTGACTTGTTGTGCAACCTGTGGAAGCACCGACCTTTCTGTTGTAGGCACATATAAAACGTATATGTCTGAGTATGATGCACTTAGATGTGATTCGTGTGGAAGTATTAACAGGTCAAGAGCTAGCTCTCTAACAACAGAGGCTAGAAAATTACTAACTAAATCAATATAATGAGTAAACCAGTATTTTTAAAACTACAAGCATTCTACCAAGTAGAGGGTAAAATGGATGAGTCGTGTTCTCAGTGTCTTGACGAGGCACAAGACAGGGCTGAAGCCCTAGGATTGAGCGTAGAAAAGCTACAAGAACAATGCGAAGACCTTTGTTCAGAAGATATAGACGAAAGTATAGAAAACCTTCAGCAAGAGACTATGCTAATTAAGATAGATGATATTCGGAGCATATCTCAAACAAAAAAGGGAAGAGCCCTAATACAAAGCGAAGGGAGTATTTTACCAAGACTTTTTGCCACAACATATGACGAGGTCATGGAAAAAATCAGTCCACACATAATAATAGTATGACACTAGAGGCTAGACATCATAAAATATTATCCAAACTTACAATGGCTTGGTACACATACCAAAAAGAAGGGCTGAAAGATGTGGAGATACAAGATAGGCTACTGACTTCATTAGAAGAATCAGGTCTCGATGGTTTATCTGCTTTGACTGTATTAGAGGAGGTAGAGAAGAGAGTTCAACTTGGTATAGATAAACATCTCAACTAAAGTAATGAATTTGGATAATTCAAATATTTTTATTATATTACATGACTAAGAAAAATTATAAACCTATAAAAGAGGAAAGCTATTGGGATTCCAGAGCTAGGTATGAAGATATGAAAACATCAGGTGAGTTGTTTGTCAAGCACCCCACTATGATTGGAATATGGTCATATGATATGTCTAAATTTTTGGAGTTGGATGAGACTCTAAAACAAATGGACAAAGAGGAGCCTATAAAAAAAGAAGAACCAAAGAGTGGTAGTACACAATGGTATGACGAGAAAGGGTAAAAAATGGTCGGCTAAGTATAAAAAGTCTATTAACTGTAAAAATCCAAAAGGGTTTAGTCAAAAGGCTCACTGTGCTGGTAAAAAGAAAAGAGCAAAAAAATGAAAAGAAAAATTTGTTTATTTGTAAAATGGATAACTGTGGGCAGAGTTTGCCTCGGATGGTGTGGACTAAAGAAAGATTAATTAAAAAATGTCAATAGAAACTGCTGTAGTAATGCTTATATTATTATCGTACATTATTATTGACAAACTAAGAGGTAAATGAAACAGTTTTTAAAAGCAATGTTCGCTGAAGGTGGTGAAGTATCATCTAAAAGAGTGGTCACGGCAATGTGCCTACTTTTTATGTTGGTTGCCTTTGTTTCAAATTTATTTTTTGACTACGCTGTTGAGCAGCATATGTTTGAGTCCTTACAATGGATAGTTATGGCAGGGCTAGGATTTACGGCCTCAGAAAAATTTTCCGAAATAATAAGTAAAAGAAAAAACCAAAACCATGAGTAAAAAAGTGTACACTATTGTAGGTAATCGATACGGAGGAGAAATAACAATAGGAAAAGTCTCTCAAGAATTTTGTAATTATTGGAAAAATAAGGACCCAGAGGAGATTGAGTCTTATATTCTTGAAGGATGGGAGGATAATGAAGATGAGTCTATTCCAAATATGATTGACGGTGAGGACAAATATTGGCATGACTTAGACGATATCTTGCATTTTTATGGAAGTCACGCTGAAGGACCTCTAACTTTGATAGACACAGACACCGAAGAAGAGAAAGAGGTAGAATACCAATTCTTATGGGGCCGAGAAGGCGGTTTCTTTGAGACTGAGGAGCCTGATTGGGACAATTTGTATGCAGAGCTCACTGAAGAGGATTACGTGCCTGTAATCGCTTGTATGAGCCAAGAGAAGGGATTGTTGAATAGTTGGATTCTAGAGCTTGAGGAAGGAGAAGAGTTCGATGAAAAGAAACTTTCTGCTGGAATACTTGAAACTAACTTCGGAGAGTTTGTAGAAAAGCTTTATTACGATGGTAAAGAATTAGAAGACGATGGTGGTGGGAGTGCCAATGGGAAAGGATTCATTGTAAACCTTGGATGGTTTAACACAAAATGGGTCGATAGTTTAGAACAATATGCCCCAGGTAGTGAGGGGCTTAAAGAAGCACTACGGGAATTAACGGAACAGCTAGAATGGGAAGCTGAGAATAACTAAATAACTAAAAATAAAATTAAAAACGAGAAATAATGCCTAGTTACGATATATCGATTAAAAAAGAAAACCTAGTCAAGCACGGATGTGCTGTACCTGCAGGGTACGTAAGATTAAGCT